TTCCCTACACGACGCTCTTCCGATCTAACTTCCGGAAAATCCTATAAAAATATAAAACGCCCGAAATGTCCACATTTGTCCTAAAATGTCCAACTCCGCTATGTGATATAGTAGAATCAGCAAAAAAGTACAATGAACTAGCCTTGTGGGAGTAAATTCCTGCGAGGCTTTTCTTATGCTCAGAATGAGGAGGTGAACGAGATGCCAAGAAAACCGAAAAGACCGTGCAGTTATCCAGGATGCCCAGAGCTTACGGAAGGAAGATTTTGTGAGAAGCACGAAAAGGAAGAGAACAAACGCTACGAGAAGTACGACAGAGATCCTGCTGTACGCCGTAGGTACGGCAGAGCTTGGAAACGCATTCGAGACAAATTTGTAAGCGAACATCCTTTTTGTGAAGTTTGTTATGGCAAGGGAATTCTTGTGGAAACAGAGGAAGTGCACCATAAGATTCCGCTGTCTAAAGGCGGAACCCATGAGAGAAGTAATCTTATTGCTCTTTGTAAGTCTTGTCATGCAAGAATCCACGCGGAGAATGGTGACCGTTGGCATAACCGGTAGGGGCGGGTCACTTCTCTACAGGAAAGTCCCTAGGGCAACGGGGCGGGGGTCTCACGCACAAAAAGTAGAAATCAAACGGGGGATTAACCCTTGGTCAGAAAGGATGTGAAAAAATGGCGAAAGACGGTACGAACCGAGGCGGTGCCAGAGTCGGTGCCGGGCGAAAACCGAAAGCCTTGGTTGATAAAATAAAAGATGGTGATGCAGCGCAGGTTATAGAGTTGCCATCACCTCCCACTTTTGAAGGTGTAGATGTTCCACCGGTAAAGGAATATCTGAAGGCAAAACAGAAGATGGGAAAGGATTTGTGTGCAGAAGAAGTGTACAAGGAAACATGGCTTTGGCTAAAGGAACGAGGCTGCGAGAAATTAGTAAATCAGCAGTTGATTGAGCAGTATGCCATGAGTGTTTCCAGATGGATCCAGTGTGAGCAATGTATCTCAGAGTATGGATTTTTAGCAAAGCATCCGACTACGGGAAATGCAATTGCTAGCCCATACGTGGCAATGAGCCAGACATATATGAAACAGGTGAATCAGGTATGGTATCAGATTTTCCAGGTGGTAAAAGAAAACTGTTCTGTGGAATGGCAGGGCGGTACGCCGCAGGATGATGTGATGGAACGATTATTAAGAACCAGGAAGGGAATGTAGTTATGATTGAGAAAGTAAATCCGAGCCATCCGGATAAGGTGGCAGATCGAATTGCAGGTGCAATTGTGGATTTGGCTTATAAAGCAGAAAAGAATCCGAAGATTGCAGTAGAGGTTTTGATTGGACATGGCGTGTGTCATGCGATTATTGAAACAACAGCCGATATAAATAAAAATGCAGTGAAAAGTGCCATCAAGCGTATTGCAGGAAAAGTAAAATGTGATATTGTAGTAGTTCCACAGGATGAGCATTTGTCTAAGAATCAGATGAAAGGTTTTCGTTGTGGTGACAATGGTATTTTCAAGGGAGTACCACTTACCGATGAGCAGAAACAGATGTCGAACATTGCGAAAGAAATCTATAGTCGATATCCTTATGATGGAAAATACATTTTGGATGAGGCGAGACTGATTATCTGTCAGAGCAATGTGAAAAGTGAAAAACTGCAGCAGAGATATTATTATGCGCAGGTGAATCCGTTAGGAGATTGGACCGGCGGCACGAATGTAGATACAGGTGCTACCAACAGAAAACTCGGATCTGACATGGCGGATTCAGTAACTGGTGGCGGTCTTCATGGCAAGGACTTATCTAAGGCAGATGTATCGGTAAATATCTACGCATTCCTAAAAGCACAGAGAACCGGAAAGCCTGTCAGTCTTTGCTGTGCAATTGGTGATGATATGATTGACGGTATCCCATATCCGGAAATCGTAAGACAGGCAAGAGAATATATAGACTCCATTGGTGGATTTGAGAAATTCGCTGAGTGGGGTCTTTTTTAGTGGAGGTGCAGCATGGGGAAAACGACAACAGAAATTAAACTGATATCCACTGCTGAACTTATTCCATATGTAAATAATGCAAGGACGCATTCCAGTGAGCAGATTAACAAGCTGCGTTCTTCACTTCGTGAATTTGGCTTTATCAATCCAGTCATCATTGACAGGGAATATAACGTGATTGCAGGTCATGGAAGAATTATGGCTGCAAAGGCAGAGTGTATTGAAGAAGTGCCATGTGTGTTTGTGGATTATCTGACGGAAGCACAGAAGAAAGCATACATTCTGGCGGATAACCGTATGGCAATGGATGCAGGATGGGATGAAGAACTCTTAAGAGTAGAAATCGAAGCTCTGCAGGCAGAAGCATTTGATATCGGTCTAACGGGTTTTGATGATAAGGAAATCACAGACCTTTTTGCATCTGAGGATGATGTGGAAGATGATGACTTTGATGTGGAGGCAGAATTAGAAAAGCCGACCTTTACAAAAGCAGGTGATGTTTGGGTACTTGGACAGCACAGACTTATCTGCGGGGATAGTACAAAAGAAGAAACCTATCAGATTTTGATGGAAGAAAAGAAAGCCAACCTTGTTGTAACAGATCCTCCGTACAATGTGAACTACGAAGGAAGTGCCGGGAAAATCAAGAACGACAATATGGCAAACGACAAGTTCTATCAGTTCCTGTTTGATGCCTACACTTGTATGAATAAGGCAATGGCTGATGATGCAAGTATTTATGTGTTCCATGCAGATACGGAAGGTCTAAATTTTAGAAAGGCTTTTGTAGATGCAGGATTTTATCTTTCCGGTACCTGCATTTGGAAGAAGCAAAGCCTTGTGCTTGGCAGAAGTCCATATCAGTGGCAGCATGAACCGTGTCTGTTTGGTTGGAAACAGAGGGGGAAGCATCAGTGGTATTCCGGCAGAAAAGAAACCACCATCTGGGAATTCGATAAACCTAAGAAGAATGGTGATCATCCAACTATGAAACCAATTCCTCTGATTGCTTATCCGATTAAGAATTCCAGCATGACGAACTGCATCGTTTTGGATCCGTTTGGCGGAAGTGGTTCGACTCTGATTGCTTGTGAACAGACAGGAAGAATCTGCAGAACGATCGAACTGGATGAAAAATTCTGTGATGTAATCGTAAAAAGATATATCGAGCAGGTGAGAACAGCGGAAAATGTGTTTGTAATTCGTGACGGTTTGAAAGTCTCGTATGATGACTTGCCGGTTTGTGCCGAAGAAAAATAGTTTACATTTTTCGGATATATTACTTGCTATTTATGTGCTTTAGAGTGATATATGTACTACCGAAAAAGAAGGAGGCACAGACCATGAAGATTATTTACAGTTTGAAAGAGAGAAAACCATTTGTACAGGCATTAGAGGAAATTACAGGAACAAAATCCGTGTACAAGAAACCACCGACATTTGCATATGAAGTTGGCTGCATAACCATTACCCGTGATGGTGATTTGGAATTTGATGATAACGTGGACGCAGATTCCATGAAAGATATTTTGAGTGAACTGGAGCAGAGGGGATTTATGGCAAAAGAAAATCCTTATCTTAAGAAGCAGGAAATTCTTTCGGAAGAAAAGGAATCTTCGGAAGAAGAACAGTTGGATTCTGGCAATCAGGAAGAAGCGTCAGAGAAAGAAGACATCGGTCTTACAGTATCAATGCCAAGAAAATATTTCAATGACCAGGCACTTGCAAGGCTTAAAAATCTGGTAACTTCCAAGCAGACTTTAATCAAAAAGGCGTTGGGAATCGAGGAACTTCCAATAAAGGTGGGAGATGAAAAAGTAAGCTTTCCTTGGTTTGAAGTCAAACCTACAGATGAAGATGCAGTTACAGCATATAGTCATTTGATTTATGCGCTTTGTGAGATGGCAAAAAATCAAAATCGAATCACTGCAACAGAAAAAGAAGTAGAGAATGAAAAATATGCATTTAGATGTTTTCTTTTAAGATTGGGATTTATTGGCGAGCAATATAAAAAAGAGCGCAAGATATTGCTTCAAAATCTCAGCGGTTCAGCAGCATTTAAAAATAATAAAGATAAGTGTAGGAAAAATAGTCAATAGAACGATAAGGGTTTCATGGAAGAATCTGTGAAGCCTTTTTCGTTGTTTGAGAGAAGGGAGGATGTAAACGTGTCTTGGAATATAGATTAGAATTATAAAATTGAAATGACCAAAAGATCGGAAGAGCACACGTCTGAACTCCAG